AATCCGTCAGCATATGCAATCGTTTGCTTTGACTATCCGTACGAACCGCCGATCTAATCAAGCCGTAGTTGCGGTGTACGTTGACGGCTTGGCAGGCGCCATGGCGTTGACGATCGTAGGCGGCCACGGCAGCAAGGAAGACGTCGTTAACGCAACGGTAACTAAGTTGCGTGAAGCTGTGGACCGGGATCTGAGGCATTTGGGAAAAGAACATGCCCAATACTGAACCAAATTCGTTGCCGCCAAACTTTGACAGTTGGATGGATTGGCGCGACCTGTACACGTCGCATGCCGCAGAGTTCAACGCCAGCCCGAAGACTTATTCCGGTGTGGTGTTGCTTAAAATACGGCTGAAGCGCATGGGATTTGTTGGCGTCAATCTGGAACGAGAAATTGATTTCATAAAAGAAAACGCCTGACAATGCACGCCGGCTTCCCCGTAACACCGCTCCCGCTGTTCGTACCGCGCCGGCATCAAACCGAAGGCGTACAGACGCTTATAAACCACGACGGCCGATTTAGCGTCGCCGAAGTCAGCGTCGCGGGCGGCAAAAGCGCGATGTTGGGAATGTTGGCGCTGCATTACAGCCAGTTCGGTCGCGTACTGATAGTTGCACACAACAAAGAATTGGTGGTTCAAAATGTCGAAGCCTGCAAGCAACTTGGGTGTGTCCCTGGTGTCTGCTCCGCATCCATTAGCGTCAACGCCTTCGCCAGAGTCACCGTTGGAACTATCGGAACAATCGTTAGTAGATTGCACCTTTTCCGTGACGTGGTGGCGATACTTGTGGATGAGGTTCACAGGACGCCACCCGCTAAGTCGTCACAGTACCGGCGGTTTTTCGATAAGCTCGCACAAACCAAAGTCCACGGGCTAACCGCGACGCCGTTCCGATCGGACGGCACTGGCGATCTTAACCGTACATTCGGGCCAGTTGTTTTTAAGTACTCGTTCCTCGACGCACTCCGTGACGGCTACGTTAAGCCGCTGGTCCCGGTGGATGCTGGGGAAGATGAAACGATCGAGGTTGAAGGACTGAAGACCGTAGCTGGCGATTTCGACATGGACGAAATGGCACCGCGCGCAATCAAACTGTCACCGAGCCACGCAAAGACTATCCTGGAGGTCATGCAAAAGTACGGGCGCCGCCGCGTGCTGGTGTTCTGTTGCAATATCGAGCACGTTGATAAGATGGACGCGGAGCTGCAAAAACTTAATGCCTCAGTTGTCGGCGTGCATTCGCGCTCGCTCACAGGCAAGCGGGACAAAGCCGTTGAAGCATTCAAAGCCGGCCGCGCTGAAATTCTCGTTTCGTGCAATATGTTCACGACGGGCTTTAACGTTGTGGATATTGATTACATGGCATTCTGCCGCGCCACCAAATCTGCCGTACTGTACGCACAAAGCCTAGGTCGTGGCGCCCGTATAACGCCGTACGCAGCTAATTGCCTCGTATCGGATTTCGGCGGTAACATTCAACGCCATGGTACGCTTGACGCCGTAATGGCAGCTCCAGGGCGCTTGCTGGAATGTGAAAACTGTGCCGCAGAATGGGAAACATGGGAAAACGGCAAGACCTGCCCGAAGTGCCAAACGCTGCATCGTAGCGCGCCGAAATGCAAAAGTTGTGGCGAGCAATTCGATCCGCATTTCCACGGCATGCGCTGTCCACATTGTCATCAACAACAGTCCGAGATAAAAACGTGCGCAGCGTGCGAGGAAATATACGCGGCATTTTTGCACCCGGTTTGTCCGTTCTGCGGTTTCGATAACACCGTGACAATGGCGGCCGGCAAGGATCTGAAAATGCGCGGCGGTGCGAGCGAAGCCGTCAGCATCCGCAAGTTGGTTGAGGCCGAGCCGTGGCAGGCCGTGGTGAGCCCGCCGGTCAAAAACCCTTCGGGCGGCTGGACGTTGACAACGAAATTCACTACCTGTACATGGCCGTACGAAGTACTACCAGAGCCGCATTCGGTTTACCTGAAGCGTTCGCCGAACGGTCGGTATGTTGCGGCTGGGGTGTACGATAAGCAGGGGCAGATACATCAACGATAGGAGGTATGCATGTACGTCGCAGATGGCAATGAAGTTTACTACTGCAATCCCGATGAAACAGGATTGCGGGAGCTGTTCTTGACCGTACACCCAACGAAAGATTGCACTAAAACTACGAGGGAACAAGCCATTATAATTGCTGACATGCTGAATGACGATTTGTAACTTGTACGGTTGACACGGCCCTAAAGTTTTGTCATACATTTACGCCCTGAACCCAAAGGAGAGCGGAACCATGAAAATCACAGTCGAGTTTGACAGCGAGGAAGAATTCAAGGCGCGAATCAAAAACCCGCGCGGCAGCCGATCGGGGACCGACGACGGCGACGCCCAGCCCGCTACAGGCCAAGCCCCGCCGCCCTTGCAGCCGCCTCAGACGCAGCCTGCGTTCAATCCGACCCCGCCGCCCCAGACAGCCGCGTTTACGCCGCCCCAAGGCTTCCCTGGCGCGAACGTTGGGCAGCCTGCCGCCGATCCGGTGGTCGCCGGCCTTGTGCAGCGTATCAATGCACGCATTGACAGCGCCATTGCCAGCGGCCAGGCTGCCGACGCGGTGCTGAATTGGTTCCGGGGCCAGTGCGGAGCCGAGGCATCGGCCGCAACTATGGACCAGATCAAGACTATTTTCTTGCCCAAGGTTGCGGTGCCGGGGCTGGAAAACATCGCGAAATTGATGAATGCCTAGTTTCTTGGCGGAGTAACGGCCCAGCCGCGTTTCCCGGCAGACTAGGGTACGCCCATTCGCCAAGACGCCCCGGAGTTGGGAAACGCTCCGGGGACCGATTAGGGCGCACAACAGCGTCCTAGGGGCGGCGGCTTACAGGTATCTTGCGTTACCCGCCGCCCCTGAATTTTCAAAGGTCTGTACAGTGTTCTTTATCGGCGATCACGTTGAAAAAGTCAGCGGCTATAAATGGCCGGGTGTGGTGGTTTCAATTTTCTATACTACTAAAAAAGAACAACGTATTGTGGTAGAGTGTACGGTTACTGAAGTAGCAGGTGCGCTTCATATCTACAGACCTGAACAACTGCATTTGAAAGACGCCTAGATGGCCTTCGAAAGTCGAAAACGCGGCAACGTAGTACAGCGTTTTGTGCGCGTACGCCCGATTGAATTTGAAGGCTCTACGAAGATGGAGCACCGCGAAGGCGGTGCGTATCCGCTGTACGTCAAAGAAAGTGCACCCGGCGTGTACGTATCGTCCTGGATGATTAACGCGGAACAGTGTCGAAAGTTCGTCAAGGAAATGCGCAATTCAGGCCGCGAGGTTGTGCTATCATTAGTAGTTGATACCAACGTATCCGGCCACCCGTCCTTATCGATGCAACTACAAGAAATTTTCTTAATTGAAGGTTGAACATGCCCCACGCCCTATTCGCACCATCGTCCGCCGCGACGTGGCTAGAGTGCTCTTTCAGCGCCCGCAACAGCATACCGGAAGCACCAAAGCCATTAAAGACGCAACTGGCGGCGAACGAAGGCACGCGCGGCCACGAATTACTAGCCGCTGCCGTTGCGGAAAACGCATTCCCTGACGACAGCGATAGCAAAGCCGAAGCCGTCGCTTTGGGCATCGATTTTGTGCGGCAGCTCGAACCCGGCGATACGTACACAGAGTTAACGGTAGAACTAGCGCACGAATGCGGCGGCACCGCCGACCTATTCAACGACCATCCGTACATCGCCACCATTATGGATTACAAATTCGGCAAATGGGACGTTGACGCGTATCACAACAAGCAAATGCTGACGTACGCCGCTGCGTTGCTTAACGAGTGCGACGCCGAATGGTGGCGCCTTGTCATCTTTCAACCCAACGGACTTGATGAAACGCCCTTTAAGCAATGGGTCGCACATCGCAGCGAAGTGATCGCGCACCGCGACCGTGTGCTGCGGCAGATTGCCGATCGGAGCGCTCCGCGCCCCGGCCCTTGGTGCCGCTGGTGTAATGCATTCCAGCAATGCCCGGCCATGTCGATTGATGCCGGCTTTGTCATGGGTGCCATGTCGCGCGCTCCCGAAAGCCTGACCAGCGAAGAACTTGTACGGCTGCTGCGAATCATCCGCGCGCTTGACGACGTGAAGGCCGTTTATGACGACGCGTTGACAACTCGCCTGAAGTTAGGCTACGCGACGCCGGGAGCCGTGTTGAAGCCGGGGCGCGCGTTCCGCGCCTGGAACGACCAAGAGCAGGCTGCCAAGGTGCTGTACGAACAATTCGGCCCGCGCGGTATTAAGCCCTTGTCCCCGGCACAAGCTGAAAAGCTGGGGCCGGCTGGTAAGCAATATGCGGCCGTCGGGGCGCACAAGCCTGAAGCGCCGTTGAAAGCGTTTTATTAATGACCGCTCGCATGTTTCCGATTGCCTTGATCGCACTGGACTTAGGAGCTGCTATTGCGTACGCGATTGGTATGGACTGGCGGCGTGCGATCTACTGGACAGCGGCGGCCGTGCTCACATCCTGCGTAACTTTCTGACTTGACGCCTGTCAACCGTACACCTATACTTTACGACGTGACTATTTGACTTTTGACAACTTAGCAAGATGGAGAGTTGAAAATGGCTAACAGACAATACGAAGCTGCAACAGTGTTCAACGCTCGCATTGCGGACATGCGGCACTTGTGGACCCCAAGCACGGTGTACAAAGGGCAGCCGACTCAAAAGCCCAACTACTTCGCCATGTTCCTCGTCAAGAAAACCGTGGCGCAGTGGTTTCAGGAACCGGCACTCGCGGGCATTTCGGCGGCGTGCGGCAAGATCTACCAGAACAACCCGCATATCCTTGTTTGGCCCGTCGTTGACGGCGACATGCCAAGCCCGGAAGGCAAATCATCTGAGTTCGCCAAAGGTCACTGGCTATTTTCGGCGTCAAGCGGTAACCCGCCGAACGTCGAAATCGTGCAAGCCGGCGGCGTACTCACAAAGCTGACAAACAAAGTCGGCGTGAAATCCGGCGACTACGTCATGGCCGGTGTGACTGCGGCCGTGAAACAGAACGACCCGCGCGGCGTGAAGCTCTACCTCAACGCCGTTGTGTTTTCATCGCCGGGCGAAGAAATCGTGTTCGCCAACTCCGTCAGCGGTGCCGAACTCATGCGGATGGCGGAACAGCAAGGCTTGCGTCCGGTGGGCTTCAGCCCGTCGCCTGGAGGTTTTACGCCGCAACAGCCCTTTGGCCAGCAACCGCAGGGTTTTACGCCGCCGGGAAGCAGCTTTGCCCCTACTCCGGGCGCCCCTGCAGCCCCGGTCTTCGCTGCCCCGGCCCCCACTGGTCCGGGTTTCGGTGGGAATGCGACATCCCCTTTTAATTATTCGGGGGTGCCAGCAAATCCATTCGCACCGCGCTAAACAGCCAAGATCGCGGGGGCCTAAAAAGCCTCCGCTTTTTCCATGGGCACTCAAACCAGACGGTTAACACGGCGACTCGCCGAGGCCCAGAATTGGCGCTGCGCCTATTGTCGGGTCGTCATGACGCCTCGCTGGCTCGCTGATGATCGCGACCGCAAGGGACGCAACTTGCGCCGGCTGGCTACTAAGGACGAAGTCGTTCCGCGAAGCCATGGTGGCCCGAAGACATGGGAGAATCAGGTCGCCGCCTGCTTCATGTGCAATCAAGGCCGCGGCTCCATCAACGCCACGGTCTACTTTGAAAAGGTCCAGGAAGTCGGCCGTCGTAAAGCTGCGGCTTGGGGCCGCACTGAACAGTCACGTCGGGATGCGGATCGGGATCGCGCAGCCGTTGAAAAGGCAGCCCAGAGAAGTGCGGTTTCGCTGTGACTACGCACCCTGACGATATACTCGCCGACTTCGAGACGCGGAGTCGCTGCGATCTTAAAAAAGCCGGCGCAAGGCGCTACGCGGCCGATCCTTCGACCGGCATCACGTCGGTCGTTTGGCAGTTTCGTGGCGTACGAAAACGCGCCTGCCCTGTGCATCCGCATTTAGGCACGCACGCATTAGCGGACCTGTACGCTGACGTACGGCAATGCCGCCGATTTGTGGCGCACCACGCGAATTTTGACGTTTCGATACTCCGCGCAGTTAATCCGTTCCTCGATTTGCCGCTGTCAAAGATTGATTGTACCATGGCGCGAGCGCAGTCGCTCGCATTGCCCGGCGGCCTAGATCAAGTTTGCAAGACGCTTGGTATTCGGGGCAAAGACCCGCGTGGGCGCGATCTGGTTATGAAAACCTGCCGCCCGCAACGCGACGGTACATTCAACGAAGACGTACAGACATTCCGCGAATTACTGGAATACAACGACGTTGATGTGGATTGTCTCATTGATTTGGATGGTCGGCTGCCGCCACTAACGCCGGATGAGCGTTTGATTTTTGAACGTACGTGGCGAAAGAACGAGATCGGCTTACCGATCGATGTACACCTTGCGACCGCGATTGCAATGCGCCGTCAGGAAATCGAGCAAGAGAGTACCGCGACGCTAATGGAGTTGACACAGAACGCGGTAACGAAACTATCGCAGCGCCAGCGCATTATCGAATGGTGTAATAGCGGCAACCGCGCTGCCGGACTGAAAAGCACGCAAAAACACATCGTTGCTGAAAAACTGGCCGATGAAAATTTGCATCCCGACGTACGGATTGTTCTGGAACTGTTGCAGTCGGAAGGCGGTTCCGCACCGTTGAAGGCGCAGGCATTACTGAATCGGCACGTCAACGGTTTTTATAAAGACGCCACGCGGTATTTTGGCGCGCGTTCCGGTCGCGGTACGTCGGAGGGCGCGAATATGTTTAACATCGCCCGGCCGTCGGGTAAGTACGATGGTCAGGATGGACGCCCAACAATTGACAGTGTCATTCAAGGGCTTAAAGCCGGCTTCAAGTACAACAACATCGCGCTTACCGACTGCCTGCGGAGCACGATTGTTGCTCCGCAAGGTTGGATGGTTTGCGATAACGATCTATCAAACGCAGAGTACCGCATTGCCTTGTGGATGGCTGGCGATACCGAGCGTCTGAATGTGTTGGCGACCGGCGGCGATCCGTACATATACAACGCCATTGCCATGGGACGTTGCCCGCCGGGATCTACCAAAAAGACGCACCCGCATGAGCGACAGAGCTACAAATCGGTGACGCTGGGCGGCAACTACCAACTCGGTTGGGAAACATACATGGCGCACCAGCGTCGCGCCGGCAACAACGTAGACGAAATCAAAGCCCGCTCCGATATTGACGGCTACCGGCAAGCAAACCCACTTCTCGTGTCTCTTTGGTTTGCGCTCGCCGACGCGTTCAAGTTCGCGATTTATGAGCAACCGGGCCGCATATTTCCTGCTGGCAAAGTCGCTTTTCAGAAAGATAGCCACGGCACCGTATGGATGCTGCTACCGTCCGGCCGCGCCGTACCGCACTATTCCGCGCATATCACGTACGGCGGTAAAATGGCGTTTTTTAGAGCAAAATTCGGGGCAATGCTTCGACAAAAAGCGTTCGGGGGCTCGTTGTTAGAGATTGCCTGCCAGTCCATGACGCGGGACTTAGTGACGGCGGCGGAAGCCGACATAGAGCGCGAGCTACCCGACGTGATTTTGATTTTGGACGTTTACGATTCGATTTTATCCCTTACGCGTACTGACGTTGCCAGTGTACGGTCGCAACAGATGCGTGAGATTATGCGGCGTCCGCGTGCATGGACTTCGGGGTTGCCACTGGATTGCGAAGGGTACGAAAGCGAAAGAATGCGCAAGTGACAATCTTGCAAGCAGCCAACAACGGCGGCGAGCGACGGGAAAATGATTTTTACCCTACGCCAGTTGAATGCACATTGGCGCTGCTACCGATGCTTGTTGGATGGCCGCGTACGGTATGGGAGCCGAGTTGCGGGGACGGTGGAATTGCAAAAATGCTAAGTAATGTCGGAGGCTACAAAGTCATCGGTACGGATTTAATTGATCGAGGCTACGGCACGGGTGGAATTGATTTCCTGAAAACTCCGCGGCGCCAAGCCGACGCTATCGTAACTAACCCCCCGTTCGGTAGCAACGTATCGGCATTCATAAGACACGCACTGGATCTTGATACGCCGTATATCGCCATGCTTGTTAACGTCAATTTGTGGCACGCCGCTAGCCGTACGAAACTATGGGAGCGGCGTTTGCCGGGGGCGGTCTACGCACTATGTTGGAGGCCAGATTTTACAGGTGCGGGGCGTCCGTACTTCAATTGCGTATGGACAGTATGGGGACCGAAGGCTGCACCGTACACGCGATATGAACGACTAGCCAAACCGAAACAGTTATTTCCTTGGAATGCACTATGACCGCACAAGTCGGCCGTTTCACCATGCGCGATCTAAACCCATGGGAAGGGCCGCAGCTATTTGTACTGACAGGTAACCCCGACGTAACGCGTTATTTGGGCTTTCGTACGCACAAATCCGTGGACGAAGCAACGCAACTCATAGAGCAATACCGCAACAGCCCGACAAAATGGCAAGCCGTGTGTTCTAACAATGAGATTTTAGGCGTAGTCGGCTTGGAGGTCGCGCGGCATCAAGTAACCATGTCGATTATGTTTCGGTCGGGTTGGAAAGCACGCGGTGCCGGCCGCGAGTTTTGCAGGCCGTTCGTACAGTGGATTTTTATACACCCGCAAATCTGGCGGTTATGGATGTACGTGCATATAAATAATACCCAAGGCCAAAGAATAACAGAACGAATGGGAGCGCAGTGCGAAGGGCTGTTGCGGCGTTTTGAGTTTTTCCCGAATGTGAGTACAGAGCCGCAAGACTGCTATATTTATTCAATCGTTCGTTAAAACGGCAAACTGCCAAGTCCGCTAAAGATGGACCCAAGGCCGCTGCCTTTGGCGTTGCCTTGCTTTGCCTGTGCTTGCGCCAGTGCGGTCACGTCCGCATTCTCTGCGTTAGTTGTACTCACGTCCTGACCAAGCGATGTTTGCCCGACGCCGATCGCCTGGAACATATTGCCTAGCGCGCTTTCGAGCTGTCCGAACTGTTGCTGATTACCGGACAGATATTCATTGTACGCGTTGTTAGCATTTTGAGCGACGATGCCATTGTTGATCGTACCCAGCGCGCGTTCATTGGCGCCTGAAAGCAAACCACCTTTCGCGGCGGCGCTGTTGTTTTGTGCTTCGTCCGCCTGCTGCAATTGGTACTGCGCAGCCGGTGTGTTCGTGTAACTCGACATAAACTGATTGTAGCCTTGCGTATTGTTCGCAAAGGCTGACGCGCCGCCGATAGCGTTTGAAGCAGTAGGTAGGAATGATTGGCCAAAATTGATAAAGGGCTGCTGCATGCCCTGTACGGCATTCGTATTGCTGGTGACGGTGTTTTCGCCTTGCGTAATGTCTTCGGAACCGATTTGAGCGCCGATAAGCGTACCGATGCCGGCACCAAGGCCGCTGCCCATGCCGGTAGTTGGTGCCGTGCTCATCGATTAGACCCTTGCATTTTGTATGACATTTCAGTAAGCATACCACCTATGGCCGTGAACACCATAATGATTTCGGGCCGGCTGCCTAGAGCGCTCGTAGAGCGCCTAGACTACGTGACCCGCAATATCGACAGCGACACGGTAAAAAACCGCTCTGCCGCGCTTCGTGAGGCGCTGGAGGCATGGCTGCCGGGGCGCGAAGATCGGTTAAGGGAGCTGGGTATCCTTGCCAAGAAAACCCGTTAAGAAGACGCCCAAGCCGAAGGGGCCTTCGGAAAACGAGATTCACGTAAAGGCGTGGGCTTGGGTCAGGCAGGCGCACCCGGCGCTGCTTATTTTTCATGTCGCCAACGAACGTAAAGCCCACGTCCAATATCACGTCAAAATGAAGCGCAAAGGCGTGCTTGCCGGCGTGGCTGACTTTCTCGCGTTTCCGGCCGATGGCCGTAAACTCGCGATCGAACTGAAAGACAGCAAGGGCCTACAGGACGCGGAGCAAATTAAATTTCAGCGGCGTTGGGAGGCCGCCGGCGGTCTTTATTTTATCGCACGTACGGTTGAAGATTTTCAGTTTATCATAAGTATGGTGCAGTTTTCGTCCTAAGCAAACGCAACCCACGCGCCGGCAATTTTGCCGTACAAATACGAACCAACGCCGCCCGTGTTATTAATGTACAGATCGTCGTTGTTGCCAAGCCCAGCACCAGGAGCGCCGGAACCGTTCAAGATCTGGTTGCGCGCCGTCAGAGTTACGATACTGGCAGTGTTGGCTGCAATGTTGGCGGTATTCGTCGCGATGTTATTGGTGTTGATCGTGATGTCGGCGGTGTTCGTCGCAATGTTGGCAGTGTTGGTCACAACCTCCGCAGCGAGAGCGGCGACTTGGGTAAACAGTGCCGGCAATCCTTGAACTTCGTCAGGATCGATTAGTCCTTGACTATTTAAGATAGATTGAATTTCGAGCAACCATCTATTTAGTTGCTGACCAAAAGCGCCGAACGATACGGGCAGTTGCGGCGGTGGTGGTAGTTTCAGCGCCATCACGTACCTGCCGATATTTGCGCAAATATTTCGTCAATTGTGAACGGCGCTTGTACACCGCTGTACTGCAGGCGGAATTGGCGCCGCCGTCCCGTACCAAAACTGCGACCAATTGCACGCCGGGTGCCGGGCTGCGGCATCGTGATTTGCCGGGTGCCACGCCACGTCACAGCTCTATCTTCGGACCAGTCCAGTTGAAAATTTCCGGCTGCCGGTCCCATGGACGATGTTACGTCGATTGAATCATAAGTTTGTCGTGTTTCCTGTCCGCTAGAGCCCGCCTTAATTAAACTGCCGGGGCTGCCGCCAACCCACGGCGTTATGATCACACGCTGCAAAGCACCAGCCGGTTCCGAATTGCTGTTTATGTTCACCGTACAGACTTGGCCGGTGTCGAGCCCCACATACGTAATGCCGCCAACATATTCCGTAGCGCAACGACCTGCATGATCTAGCCGTCCACCCGGCGACTGTCGGTAAGACCAGACGCCAGTCGAACCACACAGTTCCAAAGTCCACTGGCCGGGCAGCGTCAATATATAGAAATCGCCGCCTCCCTGCCCGTACGCGTATGCCGTCAACGTCGCCAGTTGCGTAGTCGTGAGTTGTTGCAAGAGCAAATCAATCCATGCCGGCGATATCGGCTGGCCAGTCTGCCCCGTACACATCCATATGCGGCGGTCGGTTCCTACGAACATGATTATATCGCGTAAAATTGCCAGAGATAGGCGCGCAGCTAGCCCCACGGAATAAAGCGAGTTCGGATAGGCGGTGAACGCAAAGTCAGTCTGGCCGCCGGGATTGTACCATTGTTCAAGCGAGCGGGAGCCAAGCGGCCACAGGACCAACCCCGACACGGCTAAATCGACAACGCGATCGGCGCGGGCTTCCTTCGTCGCAAAGCTGTTCGGTAGTACGTTAGCCGGGTCCAGCGGTTGTGAGCTGTACATTTTGGCGTCTTGATTAGCGTAGAAATTGGACGCGGCGGACCATACCGTTATGTTATTTAATTCAGCAACGGCGGACGGATCGAAGTTAATACTGGCGTCAAAATCGGCGTTGACGACGCCAGCGGCCGGCGTTGCCGTGTAGCCTGTGCCGTACTCTGCCGGGTTATTGGTATTCGCGTTAGATGCAATTGCGAGCGCCGTACGATCTTCGGCAAAACGCATAACCGGCTGCTGCGCATTCACGGCGACAAAACCCGCCAACGTCGGTGCCCCGGTTTCCGCACCGTAGTATATCGAGCCGTCCGCGTGCCCGGTCCATACCGTTTCAAGCGCCTGCCCTATGGTAATGCAAGGTGCTGCTGTAGGCTGGCAAACCTGCGTAAGCCCCGGCGCACCGACAAGACGCGCTTTGCCGGGCTTGCCTTCCTTTTGCTCGCGCGGGACGACGCGCACATTGACAAGTTTCCCCGCGCCTTGATCGAGATTCAAAGGATCTTGGAACGAACCGAGTATGTCGATTGCGGGCATTTAATCGAGGTCTGCGATGTCGTGCAACGAGAGGCTTATCATGCCGGCCCGTTCGATTGTTGTAGCATTGCAGTACGCCGTTGAAACCCTGAATTGTTCGTTAAGACCTTCGTAGAGAATAAGCACCGCTTTGTGCGTGGGGCGAATTTCGCCTTTCTCTATTTTATCCGCGTACTCACGTAACCACTTAACAACGTCAGAAACCGCGTCTAAACTTTGCGCAGAATCGGTGCCTTTTAATTTAACTACGTCTCCCATGTCAGTTCCTAACAAACCGGAGCCATTGCTGGCCGCGAGCGTAGTCACGCCAGCGCGCATTGACACGTTCGGCGTCCGCAACGATAGGGTCCGTTGGGCTTAGCAGGCGACCGTACGAGCCCATGATACGGCGGCCGAGCAATAACGTAGCGTCGTGTATTCCTTCCGGTGGCAACGCAACTACGTCGCTGCCATCCGGTGCAGAAATCAAGGCCAGCCGGCCGCCGTACTCGATCAACGCATTTGCGGGAGCGCGCGGCGGTTGCCATGCCGTAACCAGCACAGAACCATCCGTCTGCCGTTCC